ACTCGACCCGCCCGGTGAACAGGGCGTGAGTGGCCGTGCCATCGCTGGCACGCAGCCGCACGCGGACGCCCGCGTCAAAGCCCGGCAGCGCCGCCGGGTGGCCGGGCGTGTAGCGCCCATCCGGGTCGTAGAGCGCGAGCGACATGCGCCCCACCCCGGCCATCCGCTCGCCCGGCTCGATGCCGCGCTCGATCACGAGCGGCTCGCCGGTGTGCCAGTCGGCGGTCACGTCCGTCCAGACGCCGGTGCTGAGCATCAGTTCGAGTGTGTAGGTTGCTTTCGGCATGGTTGTTCTGTCCACTCTCAGCGCACCGTGATGACCCAGCGATGCCGGAAGCACGCGCCGAAGTACCGCGTGCCCGCGTACGCCTGCTCGCCGATCTGCACGCGGGTGATGGCAAGCGGCTCGTGGAGCGCCCCGCCGAGCAACCCATCCGCGCGGACCGCGCCCAGGTAGGCGTCCACCGCCTCGACAAGCGCGGGCATGACCGCGTGCAGACGCCCGTTCGCCGCCGGAGCCCAGTACAGCACGTGATCGACGTGCAGCACCGCCCGCCAGGCCGCGCCGTCATACGTCAGCGTCGAGAGCCCCTCGCCGTTAGCCCCCACCCCGCCGGGGAAGACCGGCACGAGCGCCGGAAGATCCGCCAGCGGGAGCGCCGGGGGCAGCGCGTCCAGGTCATAGCTCACCGCGATGCCCGGGACGTGCACCCCGGCGAGGTTGTGCAGCGCCGTTCGCCAGCCCATGCCGCCCTCAGTTCTCCGAACTGGCCCAGCCGAACGACTTCAGCCCGAGCCGGATGTACGGCGCGAGCAGGTCGCGCACGTCACGGGGCAGAAGCTCGTCGGTGGCGCTGCCGTCGCGCTGGCGGTACAGCCAGGCGGCGAGGCGCACGGCGGCGTGCTCGATAGGCTCAGGGACCGTCTCGGCGTAGCCCCACGTGCCCGTCACGCGGATGGCGCAGCCGGGCGCGCTGCTCGTCACCCAGTTCAGCCCGCTGCCCTCGCGCAGCGAGATGCCGAAGTAGGGCGGCCAGTTAACCGGGCGCAGAATGGTCGCGGCGAGGTCGATGGCGCTGCCGTCGCCGTTGGTCAGCGCGGTCAGCGCGAGCAGATCGGCGTCGAGCAGCAGTGTGTGCCCGGTGATCTGCGCGTTGGTCGCGTCGTAGACGCGAGTCTCAACCCACGAGTCGAAGCGGCGAGCGCAGTGATCGTCGATGATGCGGCAGGCGCGACGGATGAGATCGGCGAGCAGCGTGTCGTCGCTATCGGTGGTGATGCGCAGGTACGCTTTCACGGCATCGACCGTGGTGTAATCTGCCATATCGCTTCCTTTCGTTAGCTGGAACACAGGCCAGAGATTCATGAATTCTTCACAATCTTCATAATCAGGTGCCAACTTCTCGCACGGGCGAGCGGAATTTTCGGAAATTTTTCACAGCGTTTTGCGGCGGTTGTCGTATGATAGGGGTGCAGCATCTCCAGTCCGGTCTTCCCTCGCCCTAGGCTTAACCGGTTACGGGGGTGCTGCACCCCCTTTTTAGCGCGCCGCTACGGGCGCACGCCCTTCAGCACCTCGAAGGCCCCGGCGTGGCGCACGTTCGCATCCACCCGCATGATGGCCCGGATAAAGACCTGGTCGTACTCGAAGGCGTTGCCCGCCTCGTCGCTGGCGCGCAGCTCAAGCGCCTTGCGCTGCCCGACGACGAACTCCGGCCAGCAGCCGAGGTACAGCGTCGAGCAGTCCGTGCTGCCGCCCTGCGTCTCGTTGATGGGGATGGCCGTCGTCGTGTAGACCGGGTAGCCCCACAGCGTCGGCGGGTCGCCGGGCATGGCGGGGTCCGCCCAGAGATACGCGCCGTCCTGATCCTTGACCTGCCGCAGCGTGTTCAGCGTGCGCGGATGCGCGACCCAGGCGCGCCCCTCAACGGGCACGTTGTCGGCGTCCAGCCGGTAGAGCATGTCGGCCAGATGGTCGAAGGTCGGCGTGCCGCCGTCCGCGCCGAGCGTCGTCGTATCGACGTTCACCCCGGTGATGTGCTCCAGCCCGGTCGGCGTGTTGTTCGCACCGTCGCCGCGCAGATACTTCACATCCTCCTCAAGCGCCAGCGCGCGGGCGAGATCGGACATGACGAGCGCCTCGACCTGCGGGTCGCTGTCTTCGAACAGCTCGGCGGAAAGCTTGGTTAGCGCGGCGAGCTTCTTCGCGCGCAGGTCGATCTGCCCCCACGTCTGCTGGGAGGCGTTGATCTGCGTGTTCTCCGCGACCCAGTAGGCCGTTGCGCCGCCGGTCTGCGCGGGGATCTGGAGGCTGTCGCTCGTCATCGGCACGACAGTCGCGCCCGCGGCCCGCACCGCCGTGCGCGCGCTGAGCATCTGCACAAGGCGGCTGCTGTGCTCGGTCGGCACGAGGTAGCCGCCTGCGGCGTCGTCGCCCTCGGCGAGCGCCTTGCCCGCAAGCTGGAAGCGCACCACGTCGAAGCGGCCCTGCCGCAGCGCCTTGATCGCGTCCACGAAGGGCGTGCCGTTGGCCGTGAGCAGTGGCTCACCGCGCTGGCCGATCACGGCGGGCACGCCCCGGCTGCCGCCCCGCGTCATGAACATCGGGCGCGGGCCGGGGTCGTCGGCCAGGTCGGCAAGGGCGGAGCCAAGCTCCTGCCGGATGATGTTGCGGATCGTCTGTTCGTCCAATGCGTTCGTCTCCTTTTGCTGTGGTGATGTGGTTGGATGATCAGAATGTGTTTCACTCGCTGGTTGGCCACCATCGAGCCCCTTCCGGGCGTCCCTTCGGGACGCCCACCTCCCCCTTGCAAGGGGGAGGGACAGTCGGCCTCCGGTCGGCTGGGTGGGGGTTTCTCCCTCGAACTCCACCCCCAGCCCCGCCGCGTCGAACAGCGCCTTGGCGTATGCCGCCGGGATGGTATACGGTATCGCGACCGCATACGGGTTGGCGGGCAGGTGCTCGCGCGCGTCGAGCAGGGACAGTTCGCCGATGGGCCAGACCAGGATGCGACCGTCGGGCGCGGTGCGGACCAGATGCCCGATCGCACCGGAAGAGGCGCGGGCAAAGCCCTTCTGCGCGGCCTCCCAGATGCGCCGGGCGAGCGCGCTGCCCCGGTCGAGCAGCACGCGGAACCACACGCCGTCCTCGCGGCGCTCCCAGCCGAGTTCCTCGCCGATGATCTGCGGCGGGCTGTCCTCCTCTTCAAGCCCGTGGTAGTACACGACGGGCCGCCGGGGGATGCGCTCCAGCCACAGGTCGGATTCCGGCGTGAAGTACTCGCCCTCGGCATCCTTGCCGCCGAACGGCCCGCCATAGGGCACGCCCAGCACGTCGAGCACCCAGTCCTCGCCCGCCTCCGCATCGACCCGCACACTGCCCGCCATCACAGCGCCTCCTCCGGCTGAGGCACGGCGCTCGCGGGCGCGCGCTCCCCGGCGAAGCCATCCTCCTCAGCGGGGAGGGCCGCCATCCCCAGCGCGGCGCGGACCTCGTTGCGGCGGATCACGCCCGCCTCGTACAGCCGCGCCAGCCGCTCGGCCTTCTCCGAGACCGTCTCGCGCAGCGCGGCGATGCCATCCACATCCCACGCCAGCCGCGCGCCCCTCGCGGCGAGGTCGCGGTAGTGCGGCAGCAGCGACCAGTTCAGCACCTCGGCGATGTACTCAAGCTGCGGCAGGATGGTGTCCTCGTAAAAGCTGGCCTTCTGCTCGCGGGCGGTGGCGTACGTCACCGACTCCCACGCACCGGCCAGCCCCGGCGGCACGCCGAACACCGCGCAGATCGCCCGGCGATCCTCGGCGCGCAGGTCCTTCAGCGCGAGGTCGGTCGGCGCGTAGGTGATGGGCTGCCACTTCAGCCCGCCACCGACGATGCCGGTCTTCCAGCGGTTGCGCGTGCCCTGAAACAGCCGCGCCCACCACGAGCGCGCCCGCTCGATCTCCGCCTCGTGTAGCGGCTGCTCGGTGGTGAGCAGGCCCGCCGGGCGGGCGTCGTTAGCGAAGAACGAGGCAACGAAGCGCGCGGCGTTCAGGTCGGCGTTGATCTCGCTGAGCGCCACCGAAAGCGGGCTCAGCCCG